ATCATGGGGGGGGGGTGTGGTAAGGCAATAAAAAAAATTATGTGTAGGTCTTGACTTATTAGTTGTCAGACACTATCTACATAATATAACAATTATAATAGGACAGCATAAAATGAAACAGAGAGAGTTCAAAAACTTAAAACGATACCCTAACGGTGATATAGTTGATTTATACAATATTCATCATCTATTAAGTGAGGGGCAAGTTGACTCTTTATCTGACGATGATTGGTCACGGTGGAATGAGTGGCAAGATGAATTACAGATGATGATATACGAATTGCAAACGCAAAAGTTAGACGCATATGGTTTGTAATAAGGGAGAGGCTTGACATTATGAATCGTAGAATATATGTAAATCCTGTGGCTAAATCTATCGCCCATCACAGGCGTAGGACGGCGACACAAGTAGTGAAACCAAAGAAAGGTAAGGGCAGTTATGACCGCAACACAGAAAAAGGGCAAGTCACGCGACACAAAACGGAATCGTGAGTGGGTACGTGATCGGCGTGAAGCGCGGCGTCAGCGTGAACAGGACAAGTTGTTTTGGATTAAGTTACATTTTGTCAAAAAAAGTGAAAGAAAGGGACGTAAGGTCAATGGATAAGAATCGTGACATTCTTGATAAAGACAGAACTTTGCTAGAACGCATGGCTATGACAGAGATATTTGTCGTAACTGTAAAACATTCACCTGAACAGCATTGGGATGTGTCCTATGTGGGCCGTGACTTAGCACAGGCAACATGGGACGCAGATCAGTGGCGTATTCAGTTAAAAAGCAAAGGCAAAGATCACGTGAGAGTTAAATCCATCTTGATTGATGATGATGGGAGGGTGCTTATATGACATGGGTGCTGGCCTGTCTGGCTATGATGACAACAGAAAACATTCACTTGGAAGAGTGGACAACACATGATACGATAGCTGGATGCCATGTAGAAAACACAGTGCGTGGCTTTGACTATCCAGATCAGCAATGCTTTTGTATAGAGAATGGAGGTGAGCATGAATGACAACTACGACAGTGGCTTTGACCTTGTGCTATCTGAATGGATATAAGAGAGGACTTAAAACATGAACACACTAAAACAAACTATGCTTAATAATCGCCTACAAAAACGCAGTAATGCTAAACACGTTATTGCATTAATGGATGAGATTGCTTATCTTGATAGCATCATAGAGCCACAGGACTGTGGGCATCTAATCACGGCACGTAATGTGCTATATGACAACGCAACTAAATTGGTAGAGGAACTAGACAATGGAAGTAACTAATGAGCAACGCCTTGAATTACTCAAGGCACACAATGACCTGAAAGATATCTTGCAGACTATATTTGACTGCCAAGATTTATGGATGTCTGATGTAAAAAAGCTGGAACGTATACAGTATGACTTACACCGCATCTTCAAGTTCGTACCCAAGAAGGATGAGGACGGACATCGTATGCACTACGCAGATTGGATATTAGATGAGGATGATGCCTAATGGATATAATTATAGGTATGGGAATATTTTTTATCATCCTAGTGCTTGACAGTTTGCTTTGATCGCACTATCTATATAACACAATATGAGTTGACATTCACAGAAAGGAGAATTTTATATGTTGGATTTTATTCCTGAGAATCTTGATTTTGAGGTAGGTTTTGAGCCTACTAAAGTTGACGACAAAAAGTATGTCATCAATCGTGACACTGGCGAATACATCGCTGTAGTAGGTAAAGACTTTACCTGTGCATCACATGGCGAGTTTTACAATAAGGTCATGCACGAGGTAACAGAGAATCTGTCAGAACGTGAGACAGAGGGTGCAGAGATTAGCTGGCGTGATGCCCATAAGAATGGCTGGGCCATGATGGATATGCGTCTGCCTAATGTTAAACAGCGGATTGCATCACCTAAACATGAGACAGAGGTATCACAACGCATCATCGCATTGCATGGCGTCAATGGTACTTGTTCTAACCTTGTGTTCTTTGGTGCAATCGACTTCTTTTGCACTAATGGTATGATTCGCGGTGACCATGATAAAGTGCGGCGCAAGAATACCAGCGGTTTCACAATCGAAGATTTCATCTGGAAGTTGAAGCAGTCGCGTGAGGACTTCTATGCACAGGCTGATCGTTTACAGAAATGGGCGCAGACAGATATCGCCACTGTAGATGTCAAGGCATTGCTTGATAAGATTATGAAGTCTGAAACAAAGTCTGAAAAGATGTATAGTCTTTACAGTCAAGAGGCTGGAGTGCGGGGCCGTAACGTATGGGCATTGTATAGTGCCTTCACTAACTACGCCACCTATGCTGATGAGCGTAATGGATTCAATCTGCGTAATACCGGACACGACACTAATGCAGTGACCATGTTCAATCGTGAGCAGGAAGTTTCCAAGTGGATTGATACTCCAGAGTTTAATCAGCTTATCGCAGCTTAACTATAAAATTGAGAGTGGTGCATAATTGCACTGCTCTCTTTTTTTGCTTCATCACCATCTATCATGGGGGGGGGCGAGGTTGCAGGTTAGAAAGGAAAAATAAATGGTAAGATTAACAATGCAAGAATTAGTAGATAGATATTTTTTATCTAGTGATTACAAAGTGTTAGCAGATAAAACTAAGACAGATTATAAATACTGCATGGCAGTGCTGCTCGACACAGACATAGAGGGTGTGCCTATGTGTGATCGCGTAGCTAAAACAATCAAAGGTGCAGAGGCTAGACAAGCCTATGAATTATGGCTAGATCGTGGCATTTATATGGCAAACCACATTTGTGCTGTATCCAGAAAACTGTATTCTTTCGCTATGGAGATGGGATATGCAGAAACAAATCCGTTCTCTACATTCAAACGTAAGACAGTGAAGCCTCGCAAAATTGTATGGTCACGAGATGAGATTACTAAGTTTCTCGACACTGCATATTCAGAATACAAGTATCGCAACATAGGATTAATAGCACAGATGGCATATGAATGGTGTCAGCGTGTTGGTGATATGCGTACTCTTACATTCGACACGATAGATTTTAATCGTGCAGTTCTGAATCTGGAGCAATCAAAGAGGGGTGCGACTGTTCATCTGCCTATTGAGGATGATCTTATGGAGATGTTAACACAGCAGAAGGAAGACTTTGGGTTCCAAGAATTTGTAGCGCCCTATCCCCAGCCTAGAGAGGGCGTGTACAGGCCGTTCACTATGCAAAGGCTGTCGAGGTACGCCAGACAAGTTACACGGCTTGCTGGGCTTCCTGACGAGTTACGGATAGCTGACTTACGTAGGACAGGAACTACAGAGATGGTAGAGGCAGGGGTCACTATGGGACAGATTATGTCTGTAACAGGACACGCTAATCCAAGTAGTGTAAAACCATACATGAAAAATACGTATTCAAGTGCAGAAAGTGCATTGACGGCACGTAATATTCATGTTAAAAGCACATTATAAGTGCCAAAGGAGAGATACTATATATACTATATATGAATACATAAGTGAGTTAGACATAGGTATGGGGGAATCCAAAAGGATTAACTGCCCTAACTGTAATGGCTACAAAACATTTACAGTGACCAACAATATGGGTAAACTCTTATGGAATTGTTACAAGTCTTCTTGTAAAATTTCTGGCTCTAAACGTGTTCGTCTATCCGTAGATGACATACGTAATAGGCACATAGAGGAGGATACCGTAGTAGACTTTGAGTTACCTGTATATGTTTTACCACGTAGGGATAATCTGTACATGAACAGGTGGTGCGCTAGGTGGGGGTTAGACCCAGATGAACTTGAATTGTTGTACGATGTAAAGGAAGATAGAGTTGTGTTTCCTGTCGTACATGAGGGGAATATTGTAGATGCCACTGGTCGTGCGTTAGGAAAACGCTTGCCAAAGTGGAAAAGATATGGTAACTTTCCTCTGCCATACACCTTTGGGTCGGGTGATGTGGCAGTTGTAGTCGAGGACTGTGTAAGTGCTGCCGTAGTTGGTAGTGATGTATGTGTGGGCGTTGCCGTGTTGGGTACATCACTTGCTCCTTACCACGTAGAGTATCTTGCACAGTTCTCGACAATAATAATAGCATTAGATCCTGATGCGTTACCTAAGACGTTAGCATTCGCCAAAGAGTTAAGGGGCCACGTGCCAAATGTTAAAGTGTTGAAGTTGACAGATGATTTAAAATATCGTAATGAAACAGACCTAGAAAAACTAAAGGAGCAAATTTGATATGGAACTTTCACTCGTAAGAAGTTTAATGGACAAGTCATTCTATGACGATCACCGTGGCTCTCGTTGCCCGGATAGATTGTTTAGTAAAGACGTGCGTAAGATAAAGCAGACTATTGATACAGCTATGGACAAGTACAGTCGTACTGTTACACCTGATGAGATAGAGGCTTTATTCTTATCGTCAAACAATACCTTAACTACGGCACAGAAGGGTGCTTACGGTGATCTGTTCCTGAAGATAAAAAAGGAGCAGCCACTTGGAACAGATATTGCAGGTGAGGTGTTATCTAAGTTATTTCAACAGGTTATTGGGGAAGATATTGCCAACCTTGGCTTTGACTACGTTAATGGTTCTCTATCCAACCTGCAACCCCTCAGAGATATTCTTGATACTTATAATGATGATTTTATCCCCAATTTAAATGTTGAGTGGGATGACATCAGCATTGAATCGCTGATTAGTCGTAACGATCTTGAATCACAGTGGGCATTCAACATTCCATCCCTTACACGCCGTGTAGAGGGTGTCAATGCAGGTCACTTGATTGAGGTGGGTGCGCGGCCCAATACAGGCAAGACATCATTTCATGCCAGTTTAATTGCTGGTCCTAATGGGTTTGCCCGTCAGGGTGCTAAGTGTATAGTGTTGTGTAATGAAGAAGGTAGCCACCGTGTAGGTGCTAGATACTTAACTGCCGCAACGGGCTTGTCATTCCATGAAGTCAAGGAGAATCAGGCTAAAGCACGTGACTTGTACTCCCCTGTCAGTCAGAATATACGATTGTATGACAGCACAGGTAGAGACATGGCATGGGTTGAGTCTGTGTGTAAAAGCTACAGCCCTGATGTTGTAGTGCTTGACATGGGCGATAAGTTTGCACAGACAGGTGGCTTCTCTCGCCCTGATGAGGCACTGAAGGCTAACGCTATCTATGCAAGGCAGATTGCTAAACAGTATGGTTGTGCTATGTTTTATATGTCACAGCTATCTGCAGAGGCAGAGGGGCGTGTTAATCTTAACCAGAGTATGATGGAAGGCTCTCGTACAGGTAAGGCAGCAGAGGCTGATCTTATGATACTGATAGCCAAAAGCCCACAGACTAACAACAACACAGATAGTGAGGTTGCTGAAGACGATGGTATGCGCCATCTATGTGTCGCTAAGAATAAACTTACTGGATGGCATGGTCGTGTCATCTGTGATTTTGATTATAAAGTTGGGAGGTACGAAGGATGATTGAAGTAGTAGTAACAAACGAAATGCTCATTGCCGCACGTGAAAAAGCTGTAGAGATGGGTAAAATACACAACTCTATATTAAAGGGTGGTGGAAACGTAGCAGGTTTTATTGGTGAGCAAATAGCCTTGAGTGTATTAGGCGGTGAGTGGTCAAACACTTACGACTATGACGTGGTAGCACCTGACGGTAAAAAGGTTGATGTAAAAACAAAACAAACATCTGTAGAACCTTTGCCGCACTACGATTGTAGTATCGCTAAGTTCAATACTAAACAGGACTGTGATGCGTATGCTTTTGTTCGCGTAAAGAATGACTTCAGTATTGGTTGGTACTTAGGTACGTTAGGCAAACAGGAATATTTTGATAACGCACGTTATTTAAAGAAAGGTGAGGTTGACCCATCAAATAACTTTACAGTACGTGCGAACTGTTATAACGTAGCTATATCAGAACTGAAGGAGAAACTTGATGAAGTTAACGCTTGATATAGAAAACACTGTGACTGAACGTGGTGGCAAGATGCACCTTGATCCATTTGAGCCAGAGAACTCACTGACTATGGTGGGTATGCTTAAAGATACAGGCGATAAAGCTATAGTTACATTCGATCATAGTATGACAAGCCCTACTGCTTTCGGCAGAGAAATGGTTCAGGATTGGTTAGACCAAGCCACTGTATTGATAATGCATAATGCAGCATATGATTTGCTTTGGTTGTGGGAGTCTGGCTTTACCTACACTGGCCCTGTGTTCGACACAATGCTGGCAGAGTATGTTTTGCAGCGTGGTATCAAAGAGCCTCTGTCTCTTGAGGCTTGTGCAGAACGCTATGAGTTGGATACAAAGAAGCAGGACACACTAAAAGAATATTTTAAGAAGGGGTATAGCACACGGGATATACCACACGATGAATTATCTGATTACTTGTCGGCTGATTTACATGCAACACAACAACTGTCCGACAAACTTATGTATCGTTTAAATACAGTTGCAGATGCCGGATTAATGAAGACTGTTGATCTTACTAATCGTGTAGCGGTTGTGTTGGCAGAGATATACTGTAACGGTTTTAGTGTAGACAAAGCTATGTTAGAGAATGTCCGTAAAGAGTTTGAGAAAGAAAAACAAACCATTGAAAAGTCATTAAACAAATATGTCAAAGAACTTATGGGCGACACTCCAATTAACTTGAATAGTCCAGAACAAATGTCTTGGGTTATTTATAGTCGTAGGCCAACAGATAAAACAATGTGGAAAGAAATGTTTAATCCGGGCATGAATGATCGTGAGTTTAAAGCAGCGGTCAATAACTATTCTTCTGTAGTGTATAAGACTAAGGCAGTGCAGTGCTTTGCTTGCTATGGTACTGGCAGAGAGAAGAAGGTTAAGAAAGATGGTACACCTTATGCTAAACAGCCTAAGTGTAAATCATGTAATGCTGTAGGCTTTAATTTTGTCAGCACTGGTAAGATAGCAGGATTAAAATTTAAAGCACCAGATCATAAGTGGATTAGTGCTAATGGTTTTAGTGTAAATAAACAGATGCTCGACAGGCTTGAGAACACCGCTAAGAAAAGTGGATATGAGGAAGCTGAGAAGTTTATGGCAGGTGTTAAGAGGCTATCTGCATTGGATACGTATCTGTCATCCTTTGTCGATGGCATACAGACGCATACTAAAGAAGATGGTCGTCTTCATGTCCGGTTACTACAGCACCGTACCTCAACAGGACGTTTTAGTGGGGCCGATCCCAATATGCAGAACATGCCACGTGGCGGCACGTTTCCTGTAAAGAAAGTATTTGTGTCACGATGGGATGGCGGTAAGATACTGGAAGCTGACTTTGCACAGCTAGAGTTTCGCGCTGCCGCGTTTTTATCACAAGATGGAGTTGCAATTGAAGAAGTTTCTACTGGATTTGATGTACACGCATACACCGCTAAAGTTATTACCGAAGCTGGTCAGCCTACGGATAGGCAGACTGCAAAAGCGCACACCTTTGCTCCCCTTTACGGGGCAACGGGGTTCGGACGCTCACAAGCAGAAGCCGCCTACTACAAGCACTTTAACGAAAAGTACACGGGCGTTGCCTCTTGGCACACCAAATTGGCTAAAGAAGCTATATCGACAAGAAAAATAGTGACGCCGACAGGAAGAGAGTTTGCCTTTCCTGACATTGTACGTAAGTCTAGCGGCAGTGTGTCACACTTTACACAGATAAAAAATTATCCTGTTCAAAGTTTTGCCACTGCTGACATAGTACCTGCTGTGTTGATACACATAAATAAAAAGCTGAAGTATAAGAAGTCTTGCATTGTTAATAGTGTGCATGATTCAATCGTTATTGATATTCATCCAGATGAAGAACAGGAGATAATAAATGTTATAAAAGACGTTAATGATGAACTTAACAACTTGATTACTTTAGAGTTTGGTATTACATTAAACGTACCGCTTTTATTAGAATCAAAAATTGGCAAGAACTGGCTTGACACGAAAGACGTAGCCTGATATAACTATGCATCTTTAGAGAAAGGAGATATACAATATGAATAATGTACTCGCATTAGAAAATAATAACTACGCAGCCATGGCAGCAGCTATGGGTGTGGCAGTAGAAGAAACAACAAAGAAGGGTAATACACTTGCTCGTCTTAAAATAAATCACTCACCTATTATGGGTGAGACATCTGTTAACGGCAAGATGATGAATGTAGAGGTCGTTTCAGGTGGTACATATAAGCTGGATATTCCTGATGGTCCTAACATCTACTCTAATACCGTAGTGATTAGACCATTCGTACAACGCTTTATGTATAAGAGATATATACCTAACTTGAGTGGTGATGGCACAGGGCCAAAGGGAAGTTATCAGAAAACTATTATGGCAGACAGCCTAAACGTAGACTTGAAAGATAACTTTGGTGACTTTAACTGTGGCAAACCTGCTGGCTACATTGAGGACTTTAACTCTCTTCCACAAGAGCAAAAGGATTTGATCCGTCAGATTAAGCGGGTAAGGGTTATTTTTGGTGTAGTTTCTATGACTAACCCTGTATCAGAGACAGGTGATTCTGTTGAGTGTGAAGATACCCCATTCATTTGGGAAGTTGATAACCGCGAGGCATTTAAGATTGTTGGTCAGCCAATGACACGCCTCGCAAAGATGCAGCGTCTTCCCATTCAGCATCGTATCCATTTCGATACAGAAGAGCGTACTATTCCTACAGGTGCAGTTTTTTACCTGCCTTCAACATCTCTTGATGTTTCTGATACAGTGTCCTTGACTGAATCGGATCAGGATATGTTTGCTGACTTCATGGCTTGGATTCAGAACTACAACGACTATATTGGTTCAGAGTGGGCAGATAAAGCACGTAAGACTATGGATGCTGAAGATGAAAACATAGTGGATGGTTTCATCGACATTGAGTCAGGAGATGATAACTAATGCAGCATCCTGCGGAATTGGCTTTGCATCAGTATCTTCAGTCTGCTGTAAATGGAACATCAAAAATGTCTGATGAAACCATACAGCAAATATGTGACGATATGAAAGATGCTATGCATCGCCAGTTTGGTTCTGGTAAAGGGTCAGAGCCATTTAGGATGCGTATGTCTAATGTAGGCAGACCGACTTGCCAACTGTGGTTTCAAAAGAATCAACCAGAGAAAGCAATCCCAAAGCCTACTACATTTATCATCAATATGCTTATAGGAGATATTGTTGAGGCTGTATTTAAAGGTCTATTAAAAGAAGCTGGAGTAAAATACCAAAACTCTGAACGTGTAAAGTTAAAGATTGACGAGGATACTACGGTATCAGGTGAGTATGATTTAGTTATTGATGGGGCTGTAGATGATGTAAAATCTGCATCACAATGGTCTTACAACAATAAGTTTGATTCATATGAATCTTTAAAAACAGGTGATGCTTTTGGCTATGTTGCACAGCTTGCTGGCTATGCAAAGGCTGCTGCTAAGAAAGCAGGTGGCTGGTGGGTAGTCAATAAAGCTAATGGGCAGTTTAAATATACATCTGCTAGTGGTATGGATGTTGATGAAGAAATTAACAAGATCAAACGAACTATTGATATTGTTGAAAAGAATGAGTTTAGGAGATGTTTTGAGCCTGAGATTGAAACCTTTAGAGGCAAGACAACAGGCAATAAAATCCTAAACAAGAACTGTACGTTCTGTGATTTTAGATTTAGTTGTTGGCCCACACTACGTGAATTACCAGCGGTAAAGTCACAAGCAAAAGAACCAAAAATTGTTTCTTATGTTGAACTTGCAGGAGAATATCTTGCCTAACTATAAATTGTACAAACAGTTTAGGGCATCAAAAAAGTATGGATACAGGAGTGGTTTAGAACACAAACTCTCCTTGTATCTGGACGATTTAAAAATACTATACGACTATGAGAATATTAAGATAGAGTGGGAAGATTTAGCGTATAGAACGTACACACCTGATTTTATACTTAACAATGGGATTATAATAGAAACTAAAGGTCTATTTACTACAGCAGATAGACGTAAGCATATTGAAATAAAACGACAGCATCCCAAGTTAGATATAAGATTTGTGTTTACTAATAGTAGAAATAAACTACGTAAGGGGGCAAAGTCCACATACGGAGAGTGGTGTATAAAATATGGGTTTAGGTACTATGACCGTATAATACCAGAAGATTGGTTAAAGGAAAAAGGTAGAAACAAATATCCTAAGTTTATACCCTACCCACATAAAAAGATAAGGAGAAAGAGAAAATGAAAGACTTTGAAAATTTAGATATTACAGATAATGACTTTCTCATTGTCATTCGTCCTAAAGTTGAAAAGGATGAGTGGGTTGGAGAAGTGGATGTCAGTGTAGTAAGTTGTGGTAAGTCTGTGCTAGACGATGAAGATTATTATGCTATGCTTCAGTTTACTAGAATGGTTTGTGCATCTATACCGTTAATGGAAGAAAGTCCAAGTGTTAGAGATGCCTGTGAAAAAATAGCTTCTGAATATATATCTCCAGACACAGACGATGCAGAAGAAGATCGCTTGACTATCGAAAGCACTGACGGTAATGTTATTACGTTAGCGTTTAACAGCAAAACGGGAGGTAGTGCGTAATGCGGCATGAGGAATATATGAAACAAGCTATGGAACAATCTGATGTATTAGAAAAAGCAGGTAAAGAAGCCTACGGTAATGTAGATATGGTCAACAGTCCCTCACACTATAATCAGTCTGGTATTGAGTGTATAGCAGCTATACAAGCTGCGTTAGGACCAAACTTTAAGTATTATTTACAGGGCAATATTATGAAGTATCTGTGGAGGTTTGACTACAAAGGTAAGCCATTAGAAGATTTACAGAAAGCAAAGTGGTACTTAGATACTTTGCTGGAAGACATGGCGGCTAGTGATGAGAGTTAAAATATTCTTGACAATAGAGGTTGATCCAGAGGATTATCCTGTACCTGCTGACGGTAGGGTTGATGAAGAAATAGAAGATGTCATCAAAGATATGTTTTATGATGTTGATGGCGTAGAAATAAAAAATATGAAAACAATTATGGAGTGACAGATATGAACAATTACCTACCAACAGACTACCAGAACTTCATTGCGCTATCACGATATGCACGATGGAAAGAAGACGAACAACGGCGTGAGACATGGGCCGAAACAGTAGAACGATACTTTGACTATATGGAAGACCATCTATCTAAGATGGGTAGACAAGGTTCATCAGCAAAGAGTTATGTCATACCTGTAGACTTACGTGCAGAACTAGAAGAGGCAGTATTGAATCAGGACATCATGCCCAGCATGAGAGCATTGATGACTGCTGGCCCTGCACTAGACCGCTGCAATGTAGGTGCATACAACTGTTCCTACGTGCCTGTAGACAGCCCTAGAGCCTTTGATGAGACTATGTATATACTTATGTGTGGTACAGGCGTAGGCTTCTCTGTGGAGCGTGAGAACGTGGACAAGTTGCCTATCGTTAATGAGGTAATGCACGACACAGATACGGTAATCAAGGTAGGTGATAGCCGCCCCGGATGGGCAAAGTCTCTGCGTGAACTTATCTCTCTGCTATATGCAGGTCAGATACCCAAGTGGGATGTATCAGAGGTGCGTCCTGCTGGTGCAAGGCTCAAGACATTTGGTGGTCGTGCCAGTGGCCCAGCACCCCTAGAAGAACTGTTTGAGTTTGTGATAGCCAAGTTCAAGGCTGCAACAGGCCGTAGACTGTGGCCTATTGAGTGCCATGATATCATGTGTAAGATTGGTGAGGTTGTAGTTGTAGGTGGTGTACGCCGTTCTGCTCTTATAAGCCTGTCTAATCTTGGTGATGACCAGATGG